AAAATAGACAATAATCCAGAAACATTCTTACAAGTTATGCAAAGTCTAAAAAATGAACATCCAACTTTAGCATTCATATCCCATATAGGTGGTGAAATTGGCTATAAAGTAATTTTATATAATAGTTTAGTGTATCAGTTTTCTAATGCACAACGCCAACTTAATAACTTTATTGTCGGATTCTGTTTTATAGGTAATACTTTTTTTCTCAAGCATTATTGCGATATTATTATTGAAGTTCAAGATATAGCATTTACCTATAAAGAAGAAGAATTGTTAGATGAATCACCTCAAGTAGGTAATTTTCCATTATGCCTTCCTTCAAGTAAACCATATGCTGGATTAAACCCTGTAAATCACTTCTATATTATTGGATATTATAATCAACGATATGAACAAATATTAGTTGAATTAAAATTATCAAATATATTCTATACATATTATTGTTCAAGTCATTACAATATGACAGGCGACCTATCAACTATACAATCGTCGCATAATATTGTTGATTTATTTATAGGAAAAATTAATAATAAGCCCTTTCAAATAATGCCACGGCATGAATTTAATAAGTATCAAGCAATTCATAATTTCACAAATGAAAATTTGTTATATTGTACATTATTATCGTTCAAGCAGTTTGTTACGAATAACAATAAAAATGATAGTATTGTAGTGTGGATACGAAATTCAAAGAATGATACATCCCGTAATTTACCAGAATCATGCTATACTTCTTTATTTGATTATTGTATTCAGAATAAAAAACATCTCCATATTTTTTTGGATTTAAATAAAGTGCCTGTTCCCAAAAACGAATACTTACATATTTGTGATTTTAGAAAACACAATTCACCTCTTTTGGACGAATTTGTTAAAATCTGCAATAAATCCTATATATACATTGGCTGTAACTCTGGTACTACTTATATAGCATCATACTATACAAAAGCAAATTGTCTCATTTTTAAAAATCAATGGGACCATTCAACATTAGTTAATCCACAGCCTATTTTCAATACAAAAGAAGAACTTATTAGAATGTTAGATTCAAAGTATATCGCCACTGATAAACTTTTGGAGTGAAAGAAAAACGGGTTCGGGAATCTTATTTGCCGGAACCCATCGCCACTCATAGCACTTTTCAGGTTCTAGCAGTTGAGGTTCTACTTTAATATTAATTGTAAATGAATACCACAATGTGATATAATGCTTCTTTTCAGCCTCAAAAACATCATTTGTCATACCCAAATATGTGGCTGGACAGCCAGATAAATGAATTCCCGTCTCTTCCAATGTTTCACGAGCAGCACACTCTGCGGGATCTTCGCCGAACTCCAAATGTCCACCCGGAAAAGCCCAATCACCATCCCCATGTGAACCTTTTCTCTGTCCAACAAGCACCATATTATTCCAGTTGATAACTGCTAGAATGCCAACCTTAGGTCTAGAAGCCGAAGAACTCATATAAAAGTTATACGATTATATGTTTTATATGAGAATTCTTTTAACAGGCGGTGCGGGTTTTGTCGGAACTAATGTAGTCAATGAACTTCTGAAAGAAAATCATCAACTTACAATCATTGATAATTTAAAGACGGGTTATCACAAGAATATTCCTGAGGGAGTTTGCTTTGTGCACATGGACTGCTCAGACGAAAAACTCCTAACAGCCATCACAGAACCGTTTGATGTTTTAATCCATATTGCTGGACAAGCTAGCAAGGAAAAAAGTTTTCAAGATGTTTTCTACGACCTTAATTCTAATCAAAAATCCACTCTAGTTCTCTTAGAACTCTGTAAAAAGATGAACTGTAAACGCTTTATTTTTATTAGCACAGTTTGTGTCTATGGAGGTGTCTCAAATCCTGGGCAATTCACTGAGACCACCCCACCCGTCTTTGATACATTTTATGCGCTTCACAAGTATTCCAGTGAACACTATTGTAAACTATATTGTGAACAAGAACAAATTGACTATACGATTTTTCGCCTTTTTACTTGTTACGGTCCTCATCAAGATTTGACAGATACCAAAAAAGGAATGGTCAGTATATTCTTGAATCAATTTCTGCAAGAATCCAATGAAGTAATTGTAAAAGGCTCCTTAGACCGATACAGAGATTTCATCTACGTGGGTGATGTAGGCCGAGTCCTAGCCAAATCACTAACTAAACGCGAAACATTTAGAGAAATAATAAATCTGGGTTCTGGTAAGAAAACAACTATTCGGGAACTTGTAGACACTATGAACCGCCTTGGTAATTTCCAAAAACGAATTGTAGAGAAACAGGGTATTATTGGTGACATGCTGGGATGCTATGCGGATACAACAAAATTAGTAAATATCTTCCCCGAAATAGAGTTCGTCGGTTTAGAAGAAGGTCTACAGAATATGATTTCATATGCTAGAAGTCTATAATCGGACTGTGTTCAATTTAAACATTTATAGTGTAGTACATTATAAATGGATATATATGAGTTTGATACGTATATATTTGATTTTGACGGCGTTATAGTAGAATCAGAATATTATCACTATATGAGTTACAAGAAAGCCATTGAGGCACTCAATATTAACTTTGAGTTAACGTATGATTCCTATTGTAAAATAAATCATTCCTTGAATGAACTCCATTTCAAACAATATTTTCCCGAAAAATACGAAGAACTTCATAAACAAAAACGCATTTTTTTCAATGAGTATATTGCCAGCAATATAATGCTCAAAAGAGGATTTGAAGAATTCTATGAATCTTTGGTAACAAAAGGCAAAAAAGTGTATTTAGTTTCAGATACATCAAATGAGATATATTCAAAGTTTGTAGAAAGGTATCCAATTCTTAAAACAATAAATCATCGTTTTACGTCTAATAATGTGGCACACAAAAAGCCCAACCCTGCTGGATACATTGAAGTACTGAAAACTTTAACTAATATTAAAACAGATTTGAAAAAGATAATTTGTTTTGAAGATAGTTTACGTGGATATGCAGCGGCTTCAAAGGTTATCTATAATGTAGTGCTGGTAAATAAGCCAGACTATTATTATTACCATGATATTCCAGCAGCGAATATCATCACAGATTTTGCATCAATAGATAGTTTCGTTTTCAATTTCACGCATATTGAATCAATTCCTTTCTATATATCTTCTAAAACTCGGCATATTCAGAAATGGTCTGACCTTAAAAAGCATAAATTAATTAATATGACAGCATCATGGGTAGATAACCAAAAACCCAAGAATGAAATGACCATTTTGGAAAAAGAGGAATTATGCCAAAGTTTCTTGGATGATATTAAATCTAGCAAATTTGGTATTTTTTATTCTGAAATAGAAGACACCGAGCAGATTGGCTCATTTATTGAATTCGGTATTCTTATATCTCTTAATAAGCCAATTTATATTATGGGTTTTAATAAATTCAAAGGGGAAATCTTTTCACATATCTCATCTTCAATAAATTATGAATACGTTGACTCGTATTCGATGTTAAAAAATATACTAAATATCTATATTGATATATCAAACCATTATATTGCTTTTTGCGAGACAGTTGCACAGATGATTCAAAATATTCCTTCACCCGCACTTGTTCCAGCTGTTGTTGATTATGTTGCGATTGTTGCCAGCGGCGAAGGTACACGTTTAATGCCATTAACAAAGGATATTCCGAAACTGTTAGTATGTCTTAAAAATGAAAGTATTTTGAATAATATTGTTCAGTACTGGAAAGCGTATACTCAGAAATTTATTATAGTAATTCATTCAAAATATAACAAAGTAATCCGATTCTATATGGATATACTAAAAGTAAACTACACGATTATTAATGTAAATATTCGAAAGGGTCAAGAGAATAGCTATACAATCCATTGTGCTTTCAAATCAGACGAGTACGTTGGCAAGAAGATTTTAATTACATGGTGTGATATTTATCCCCGCTCTATAATACCACCCACTGTCCTAGGTGATACAAATGTGATTTTTACCTATAAGAATTTTGGACGCTATGATGCTTATGATAATAAAATCATAAAGAAGCCTTTCGGAAATGTAATTGGAATTTATTATTTTGCTTCTTTCAAGCATATAACTCAATTTGAGGAATCCATGGACATCTGCGATTGTTATTCAAATCACTACACAGAATTTAACACATATGAGATTGAAGATTTAGTGGACATTGGTGATATGGATAAGCTTGATTCATTGGTTAAGCATCAAACAAATACGTATATAACACGATATTTTAATACAATCAGTGAAGTGAATAACTCAGTACTTCTAAAGGAATCTACATGTTCCTATGGTGATAAGATTATAAATGACGAACTTCTTTTTTATAAGTTCTGTTCTTTGCGTGGATATACTAGCGTATCCAAATCTCGCAGAGAAGGAGATGATCTGCTAATTCAGAGCGTACCCACAATTACAAAATTCAATTCAAACAGTTTTGAAATGGAAAAGATTGGCGGAAAAACTGTCTATAGTACATTTCTGACAAAACAGTACGACGCACAGTGTTCTATCATCAAAAATATAATTCAAACGCTCCAGCAATTACATGCTTGGAAAATCCCGGTAAACAGAAATAATATGAATACCGATATTTATATTGAGTTTTATGATAAAGTCCGCAGTCGTTTGAATAATGTAAAACCCTTGCTAGAAGAGTTTTCTTATATTAAGTCAGTAAATAATATCCCTATAGTTGATTCAGCGGAAACAATTATTGAAATCCTCTTTAAAAATATTCAAGAGTATTTTTCACTGCAAGAAAACCAGTATAGCGTATTACACGGAGATCCTCATATGTCAAATATGATGATAGATAATAATATAATAAAATTCATTGACCCGCGTGGTTATTTTGGAAAAACAAAGATATTTGGTCTGCCCGAATATGATATTGGAAAAATATTATATTCGTTGAGTGGATTTGACATCTTCAATAATGATGAAAAGTTCTGTTTTTTTATTTCTAACACGAATATCGATGTTCCTGTAAATAATGTAATGAATAATTTTGTTCATTTATTTGAAGGATATGATAAGAACCTTCTATTAAATATGGTTATACTCCATTGGTTCGGCCTTACTGATTATAGTAAGACCAATATTCACAAGTGTGTTTCAGCATATTATTATGGGCTTTATCTTTATCACACGTGTATTAAGAATACTCAGTAATACATGCTATTAAGCATGACAACATGCTTCTTCCATTCTTTGAAATCCAGCAGTTTAATCTGTGATGCTACTGTTGCTATCCGTATATATTTATCAATCGTTGCCACCTCAAAACGCACAAATACATCTTTATACGTAATAGTCAACTCAGAAAAATCAAGATTTGGTTTTCCGAGTCGTTGATTTACATCTGAATGAAGTCGCCATAGCCAATCTCTTATCCAGTCGCCCTTTTGTGCGTAAGGAGAATCAACCAAAGATTTAAGAGGATTTGCTAGAATCCATGCTTTGTAATGTTTGCGGCAATCTTCACACGGAACAGCCTTTTCGGTCTCTTTCAGAATATGAAGCCATGAACGCATTTCTTCTGCTTGAGAGTTAACCGATGTAAGTGTTCCCGCCCTCAGGGATAACTTATGAAGTGTTTTCCAATAGTGTGGACCCCACTCCGTGGTTTCAACACCTTGAATTTTACCTGCTTGGCAACTGCACATTCCTTTTATTCCGCTGTATTCTTTTTATTTATTTTTAACGATTGACCATATAAGTATAAAACTAGCGGAACAAAAACTGACGCCAAGAAGAAATTTCTGCCAGTTTGAACATTTATCGTTAAAAGGTAATATAGAACGCTGATACATTAAGTTCTGTTGCCGGCAAAGAGGGCACTGTGAACTATGTTTATCATACCACTCCTTTAAACACGGCCCATGATAATGATACGAGCATGTACAACTCTTTTCCTTTAGAGTTGAAAGTATCGGTCCTTCATCACCTAGACAAATAATACATGTTGGTAAAGAATCAGAATTTTTGCTTTCATAGCCTATTGAAATAAGTGATGAAAGAGAAGTGGTTGAATCTGACTTGGGTAGATTTCCAGCAGTTGTAGGGTCCATAGATTACATATGTATGATTGTTTTAGGTTCTTCTACAGGTGCGGGTGCTCCACTAATATCAATTGTTATAGATTCCGGTAGAGTTTTCTCGTCTTTCTTCTCTTCAATTTCAGTCTCAGGCTCTTCTTCCCGGCTTTCAGTAATTGAGGGCGGCGGTGCTGTAAAAGCAATAGGCAGTTCAGCTCCAATCTTGAACTGCGACTTCAACATACTAACTACACCAGAGGAAGCCATTTTACTTAGTTCATTTTTGATTTCTGCCGCTTTCTTGGCATGAATGCTAGAAGACATAGTTGCCCCACGCGGTAAGGGTTCAGGAGATGATTCACGTGTTCCCTTACCGCCCATATTCATGCTTCGCAATGTATCAGCCGCCGCCTTTCTAGCAATTTCTTCCAGCATTGGTTTAATCTCAAGACGCATGCGGTCATTTTCCTCCTTGATGCGGTTATCAATGTCAGATACAACGAGTTGACGGAGAACGCCCTTCTTCTGCTGAATCATAATAGCCGCCTCCGCAGCCATCTTCTTGAGACGAGCACCGTTATCCTTGAATGCCTTAGTGTGTTCAATCGCTGCAGCAATATCAGGCTTCTTAACATCAACCGATGAGCCAAATTCATTACGGAAAGCAGCAATTACTGAATCAGGAATAGGCGGTGACTGCTCAATCAAACGGTCCAATTCAATACGGCAAATCTTCAAGAATGACATAGAATCCATACGTTCATTAGGATTGATACGTAGTTCAACCGTTATTAAACGATTAAATTTACCCCATGAAATGCTGGAAACACGATGAGCCTCAGAGCCTTGAGCATAACGTAAAAAGTTACCCAGTGTTGTGATGATTCCCGCAATGATAGAAACACCGCCAATCGCCAGTGTCGCCAAACTAGCAGCACTTTTGTTATCGCCGAATATAGAATTTAGACCAAAGTTGGCTGTGCCAGTCAAAGTACTCAGAATGATAACAGGAATAGTTATAAAACGGTCATTGCGGCTAAAAATCTTCTCTGTTCGCTCGTGCATCCAGCGATAGCAGGCCGCCTTGTCAGCCCATTCAGCCATTAAATCATCCAATTCAGGTGTCCAACCATTCAAAAACTTCTTCGGCTTGGGTGCATCCGCCGGCTTTGGCTTATCCTTATCATCACCTTTGGGAGGTGATTCAGCCTTTGGCGGGGATGCATTCGCTATTAGACTTGCCATCTATCTTACTGGTCATATTTTCCCCGACGTTTCCGACTTTTCCTCTTATTGATTTCTTGAACACCGCAAAATGTGTGGATTTCCGATATCATAGCGTCGGAAACTTTGATATTTTTATCAAAGTCAGGCCCCTCTATGGCTGCAGCTTTAGGCAGATGTTTTTCGAGTAGCCAGTCCTTGAATATAGCCGCTGTGTTCTTCATCAGCGAATTCTTGATACCAAGTCGCTGCCACTCAGGTCGGAGTTCGCCTCCGATAAAAAGCCCGGTTTTTTCTAAGGTACCAAAGAATACATCGGCGATTTGCTTAGCAGTATGAAGTGCGAAATACTGAGGAACAATTTTAAGAGATGAACCGAGACCTATATGCTTCATGTCATCAAAGAAGAGAATTTCGGGATGACGACTAACAGGTAAATCCAAATCCTCCAAGCACTGGAGAACACCCCGTTTTGTTTTTTCACGAGCATTTGGTTGACCCGCCGGAGCATGTTCCACCTTCATCCGTGACGCTGTATTGGCAGTAAAGACGAGTTCTACGACGGGTTTTTTGACTGAAAACATATTTAAATTTGCTAGACGTATAACAAGTTCTACAAAGGATAAGAATTCTGGACAACTATTATTTGAGTAGAACATAATGTAATCTAAATGGCCTTGGCTTTTCATAAGTTGAGCAGTTCGGAAAACTTGTTCCATGCCGGGCCGAAAAAGAAAGAGCTCTTTCTTTTTAGAAGCATTTCCGGCTTCTATGGCCAAGCATTTATACGAATTTTCCACTGCTTCCACAAATTCTTTTGGTAAAGCATTTTGACCCTTCTCCGTGTGCTTGTTCATATGGCAAAACTGATGAATATCCAAGAGTTGTGTGAACAACTCAAAAAATCCCTCACCATCGCAAACACACAGGTCAAAGTCAAATGCTAATATGCGTGTAGGTGATAAATCGGCCATTCGCCTCCCTATTGACTCCGGGTATAATATGCGGGAATCCGAAAAAAAGCAGCCAAAGCATCTTGGTCCAAAATACGACAGCCTTCGGGCAGGGGACCTGTTGCTAAGTCGCTCGGTGGACTGTCCTTGGTCCCGATGAGAAACCCCCATTCGCTCTGATAGGAGGGAATTGCGACCTTTCCTAGACGGGGACCTGTAAATCCCCCATCAGTCATCGCATCCGAAACGGAGGAGGCCAGGGTCATTCCATCCACGCTTGCGGGTGCTATGGGTCCACAATGTGTCGCAATAACACAGTTTGCTGATGTCCGCGTGTACATATCCTTCCAGAAGGCCGGGCTGTACAATCCCTCCTTAACCTCTAAGACCGGGTCGGGCAAATCACAAATTACGACATCAAACAGTGGCAGTGACTCATCCTTCAGCAACTTACAGGCATCCATGTTCAATTGAATGACCCGCTCATTTGGATAGAAAATTTCCCTAATTTGTCCGGAGCAGTAGCCCATAAAATCGCGGCAAAGATCCACCAGACACTTGTCAAAGTCATTCCAGACAATTTCCTTGACAATAGACACGGGCCATTTCAAGAGTTCCCTGCAAGTAGCTCCTTCACCCGCTCCTAGAACGCACACACGCAGCGGCTTATCGCCGTACAAACTCCGGTACATCATAATAGCCGGATGAACCAAGTGCTCGTGGTAAATGGCCTCATCCCCCTCAGTGCTCTGGAGTTCACCGTCAGTAAAAAGCATCCGGCCATATTCTTCCGACTTCGCAATTACAACCTCCTTACAGAAGGGCGTTGAGCCAGCCCATAACACGGCATCAATGGGATACTTGCTGGAAACTTCACTACTTGTGCTGGTCTCCTCGTAAAATCCCGCTGAATCCAGCCTTTCCTCTAGTTCTTTGTTCTGCTCCATTCTGCTTCTTTTTCTAGCGAAGGCTTTAGTAGGTAAAAAATATAGCATAAGAGTAAGGATGCCCGAAAACGGTTTATCAATCTTTTTGAAAATACTTATAGTAGACCATCCAGGTCTCATTCCTATTGCTATAATTGCTTTAGTCGGAGGCTTTTATCTTGGACAATATTTGAATAACGCAGATCCGGATTATGACAGAGCTCAAATGATGATGTATTCTACAGGGGGTATTTTTGCTTTATTAGGAATACCGTACTTAATTATATTTGGAGGACGTGATAAATCAGCAGGTGTAGGAGGATTCTTGCAAGCTGCTAGTTATAGTCAAATGCTTGGTAAAAGGAGAAATCGCAAGGACTAAATACTAAGTGAAGCGACACCGCCGGCAAAGCGGAATATACGTTTCCGAGGCTCCAACCTTTATCTGTCCTTCTGCGGAACCCAAAGAACGCAGGCCAGTAAAGATTGCGGCCGTTCCATCACCGCACCGTTCACACAGTGCTGTCATCTTCACAACTGAATCTGCTAGAGGTATACAGTCCAGCACTTGACCAAAAGGCCTAGCAGCAGTATCTCCATCTAGGCCACAAACAACCAGATTCTTGTTAAGTACAAGAACCAAATCTACAAAATCACGCAAATCGGGGAAGAATTGGGCTTCCTCAATAATAATGAGATCCGCTTTTAGTATTGCTTCCCTCTGTGAATCATCATCTTGAAGGCAAGACATTAGTTTTGCGACTGCGACTGCTGCAACTGATTCTTTATCGTGACTTGTCAAAGCAGGCTCCACTGAATAACGTTTATCCAGTGAAGATGTTATAACCATAACATTCTTTCCAATTGCTTTACTTCGCCGAATACGCGAAAGTAGGGCCGAGGACTTTCCTGCAAACATGGGGCCGATTATAATTTCAAGTGACATTGCTAACCTTTAGCAGAAAGCCGCAGGGGCTCAAATTTTAGTACTTAAAATAATTTATTCAAGAGTAAAGGATAAAATTTGACCGTGCGTGCCCACAGTTTAAAAAAACCATATATAGGACAGATAGGATGCCCTTTCTTCCAAGTACGTCTGAAACAGAGACAATCGTCGGAATCCAATTCGGTATTTTCAGTCCGGATGAGATTATCCGCCGGTCTGTCGTAGAAATTACAAATCATAATACACAGGAAGGCAAAATCGGCGGTCTATTTGACCCACGCATGGGCGTGCTAGAAAACGGCAAGAATTGTCGCTCCTGTTTCCAGAATAATCACAAGTGCCAAGGCCACTGGGGCTACTACAAGTTGGCCCGGCCTGTCTACTACATTCAGTTCTTCAAGCTAGTTCTCAAGGTCCTCCGTTGTTGCTGTATGAAGTGCGGTAAGCTCCTGATTGACAAGACCCAGCATGCCAACCTTCTCAAGCTCAAGGGTGAGGCCCGCTGGAAGCAGGTTCTTACCCAGTGTAATAAAATTACTCGTTGCGGCGAAGTGATTGAAGATGGCTGTGGTGCTCGCCAGCCCCGTAATTACTCCGAAGATGACATCTGCAAGATTTTCGCGGAATGGAAGGACATGGAGATTCCGGTAGGGCCAAATGGTGAATCCGAGATGCCTGAAGGTGCGGTTCCTACGGGGCAAATCAACGATAAGGAAAGCGGCAAGGTTATTGCTAATCTTGTTACCCTCCGTAAGTTCCTAGAGCCTGAATATGTTCACCGTCTCCTCAAGCGTATCAGTGACGACGATGTTGACTTCATGGGTTTTAGTCGCTACTGGTGTCGCCCCGACTGGATGATGTGCTCGGTTCTCAGTATCCCGCCCCCGCAGGTTCGTCCTTCTGTTCTACAGGATAATAACCAGCGTTCTGAGGACGATTTGACGCAGAAGTTGGTGGACATCATCAAGACCAATACGCTACTAGCAGATAAGATTGCTAAGAATGTGAAGAAGAAGGTGATTGATGAGTGGACGAATGTTCTCCAGTATCACGTAGCAACCTTCATCAATAACGAGATTCCCGGTGTACCCCCTTCTGCTCAGCGTTCGGGCCGTCCCCTCAAATCTGTCCAACAGCGTCTTGGTTCAAAGGAGGGTCGTATCCGCAACAATCTACAGGGCAAGCGTGTAGAGCATTCAGCCCGTACTGTTATTACTCCTGACCCCAACATCAGTATCAAGGAAATCGGCGTTCCGATTCGTATTGCTTCTAATCTGACGTATCCCGAGCGTGTCACAGCATTCAACATCAATAAGCTGTACAAGTTGATTCAGAATGGCCCGGATGTCTATCCCGGTGCTAAGACGATTGTGCGTGCTGCTGATAACCGCATGATTTCCCTCAAGCATATCACAGGCAAAGACCTTCAGCTCTTTGAGGGCGACATTGTGAACCGTCACTTGATGGACGGCGACTACGTACTCTTTAACCGTCAGCCGTCGCTTCACAGGATGTCAATGATGGGTCACCAGGTCCGTGTTCTCCCTCATAACACTTTCCGTCTCAACGTCTCTGTTACGGCCCCCTATAACGCCGATTTTGACGGAGATGAAATGAATCTCCACGCCCCGCAGTCGGAGGAAGCAGCCATGGAACTCCGCGAGATTGCAGCCGTTCCCCTTCAGATTGTTTCACCGCGTGATTCTAAGCCGATTGTGTCCGTAGTACAGGATACCCTTGTAGGTGTCAACCGTTTCATGCGTGATACTGTGAAACTGAATATGCGGGAAGCCATGAATATGCTTATTCAGACTCCGGGGTGGACGGGTGTTCTACCTCCTCCCGCGTCAACTGATAAGGGCATGAAGTGGACAGGTCAGCAGGTAGTCAGTGTGCTTCTTCCTCCGCTGAATCTGGATATGCCTAACGGCCAGTATGATGAGGAGAAGGACAAGGGTGACGCCAAGTCCCAGAACTTTGTCCGCATCAAGAACGGTATTGTCACGCAGGGTGTCTTTGACAAGTCTATCTTCTCCGCGGCCCTCATTCACCTAATCTACAATGATTACGGCCCGGCCAAGACGGTACAGTTCTTGGATTCCCTGCAGAGAATTGTGGCGATTCACCTGATGAACAGCGGTTTCTCAGTAGGTCTTTCGGACTTGATTGCTGACGCAAACACTCGTACGGATATTGACAAGCTGATGAACGAACTCAAGGGCAAGATTGAGAACATCATTCAGCAAGTTCACTTGGGTCTCTTTGACAATTCATCGGGCCGCACCAATCAGGAAGAGTTTGAGCGTCTCATCTTCGGTGAAGTGAATCAGGTAGTAAACAATGCTGGAAAGTTGGGGCGTAACAGCCTAGCAGATAACAACCGCATGACGAACATGATTAAGGCGGGTTCAAAGGGGTCTAACACCAACGTAGCCCAGATGATTGCGGTTCTCGGTCAGCAGAGTATTGAGGGTAAGCGTATTCCGTATGGTCTACAGGACCGCACACTGCCCCACTTCAAGCGTTATGATGATGGTGCGGCCGCCCGTGGCTTCATTGAGTCCTCTTTCATTAAGGGTTTGACTCCAGCAGAGACATTCTTTCACGCTATGGCGGGTCGTGAAGGTCTGATTGATACAGCCGTTAAGACGGCCGATACGGGATATCTCCAGCGTCAGCTTGTAAAGGCGATGGAGGACTTGATGACCCAGCACGACAAGACGGTGCGTGATGCAGCGGGCACGATTATTCAGTTCTCGTACGGTGAGGATGGCACGAATTCAACCAAGATTGAGTACCAGCCGCTCAACATTGGCGGTCTCTCCGACGCGGAGATTGAGGAGCAATTTGCAATTCCGGATGCTGGAGCGGATGGCGAAGCTTTTGTGGCCGCCGTAAAGGAGGACAGGAACATGCTGGTAGAAGGTGTTCTGGGTAGCAAGCTTATCAAGACGGACAAGCAGACCGTCGCTGGCCCTGTTCATCTTGACCGTACCATCAAGAATATCGCCCTTCAGTTTAACTTGAATCCGGATGAGCCCAATAAGGTCACGGGCGGACAAGTTCTGGCTATGATTGAGCGTATTAAGGAGCGGACGATGCCCCGTAACAAGATTTGGGCGGCTCTTCTCCGCTACCACATGAATCCGCAGAACCTTCAGCGTCGCGGCTTCACGCAGGCCGCCCTAGAAGTGTTGGCTACGCAGATTATTAACAGGAACTGGGCGGCCTGGTGCCTCCCTGGTGAAATGGTGGGTATTATTGCTGCACAGAGTATTGGCGAGCCCTCAACGCAGATGACGCTGAACACTTTCCACTTGGCAGGTGTAGCAGCCAAGTCTGCTGGAACCCGTGGTATTCCTCGTCTGAAGGAACTGCTCAAGGCTACGCGTAATCCGAAGGCGTCTGTGCTTTCCATTTATCTGAAGCCCGAGCTCCGCAAGTCCAAGGAGGAGGCCCGTCGCGTAGCACAGGAACTGGAGTTCACCCTCCTAATGGACATTGTAACAGTTGCTCGTATCTACTTTGATCCTCGTGACTCGGCCACTGTTATTGCACAAGACCAAGAGTGGCTTTCATTCTTCATGGCATATGAGACACTAGGGCCTGCTGTATCTACAGGCGGAGCTGCTGCTATTGCTTCTTCGGGTGAAGATGCAGCAACTGTAAAGCGTAGCCCATGGATTCTCCGCCTTGAGCTTGACCGCGACAAGATGTTCCTCAAGAATATTACTATGGAGGATGTACTCTATGTAATCAAGCGTCGCTTTAATCTTGAAACCGCCTATACCGATTACAATGCGGATGAACTAATTATCCGTATGCGTCTTGAGGACCCCTATGCTGGAGACCCGATGGATGACCTAATCGCACTCAAGAAGCTACAGAACAATCTGCTAACAAATACTCTTGTGCGTGGTGTAACCGGCCTCCGTGCGGTCACCTTCAGTTACGTCAAGGACTTCTTTGAGTTTAATCCTGCTGTGGGCCGTTATGAAAAGGTTGACCAGTTTGTTCTTGACACGGATGGCACAAACTTCCTTGATGTACTCTGCCACCCTGATATTGACCCTAGCAAGCTTTATAGCAATAACATCCACGACATCTACGCTAATCTGGGTATTGAAGCTACCCGTGCTGTTCTGCTCAAGGAAATCAGTGGCCTTTTCGAAGATAATAACGTGAATTACCGCCATTTTGGCCTCTTGTGCGATGTAATCTGCTCGAAGGGTAAGCTCATGACAGTTGACCGCTATGGTATTAACAAGAATAACATTGGACCTCTAGCAAAGGCTTCTTTCGAGCAGACGGAAGATATTATGCTTCGTGCTGCTCTGTTCGGTGAACTTGACCCAATCACAGGTGTATCAGCCAATATCATGACAGGCCAGCCTATTCGCGGCGGCACATCTTTCTCATCTATTCTGCTGGACGAAGAAGCACTCAAGAAGTTTATGAGTGAAGCGACGGGTGTTGACCTTACAGTTGAGAAAGAGGAAGAGTTTACTGAAGAAGATGAGGAATCTGCTCTTTACGAAGCCCGTACTCTTGGTGGCGGAAAGGACGATGCTTGTGCGGTACCTCGCCTCCGTCTAGAGGCCACGCTCCCCGACCAAGAGGAAGTCACTGTAGATTATGAGGAGATGGAAATTACTTTAGTGTAGATAGTGTAGATAGAATGGAAAAACTAAAAACACCCGACGGAAGCCACACTTTCTGGGATATTTTTACACCTGGGGCCAACTTAGGCGTCTATCATTTTGATAAGTATGACAAAGACTACGTCTACGTACAAATGCCCGAATCTAAGGCAAAAATCTTTCTCCGTTGCTGCATATTCTTAACTATCAAGGGGGAGAACAACCCAAAAGGATTTGCAATAGTTCATCGCTGGAATAAACCCCTTGGTGGACCAAAAGACCATAATAATTGGGAACCCATTAAAGGACAGGTTGAAAAGAAGGAGATGCTAGCAGCAAAGCGTCTTGTTGGCGGAAATAAGGACCATGAGCCTTTTTTAAATGAAATTCTGGAGTACACGATTCAACGTGAAGTTGAAGAGGAATCCAAAATCTTGCCTTGTTCGCTCAAGAAGTTGACGCTTCATCGCAATCTAGCGTATACATCCGCACACAGTAATTATCCCGAGCCCAATATGCACTTTCAATATATGATTTTCACTGCTGAGATATCTCGGAAAGACTTTGAAGCCGCTCAAGAGCGTGTACATGCAGTTTGGGCTGACCCGCGTTCAGTCAATCTTCGAAAGGATGAACGCGAAAAAAACGGGCTCAGCCTTTGGAGTCCACAGAAAGGTCTAAAAGCCATTATGGGAGGACCTGCTGGTGCTCTTGTTCGGCTGTACCTACGCCATCTAAACCCCGCCGCCACTAAATAAGTATGGCTGATAAAACACATGCTCAGTGGATTCCCGGTGGTCCACAATCGCATTATATGCGATACGACCTTAAATTTACTAGACTAAAGGGCGAACAAAAAAACCATTTTTCAGCAGCATTAACACCTATCTTAATGACATTACATCGCCTTAAGAATCGTATTGATGATATGGATCACCAAAACACATGGGACGAATATAAGAAAATCACAAATCCCTATGAATTTGTTTTCCTATCTCTTGCTCGTCGCATGCAGTATAGTGTAGCCAAAAAAATTCCCTTAAGTCGTTCATATTACAAAATGATTGAAATTTGGCAAAGTCTCAGCTTAGCAGAAAGCATTCCACCCAATTTTGTAACGGCTCATTCAGCTGAAGGACCGGGTGGATTTATAGAAGCAATTGTTGATATTTCCGCAAAGATAGGCTATACTCTTCAAGGAAGCCTAGCCATGACACTTAAATCAACTGACAAGAATATTCCGGGATGGAAGAAATCACAAGCATTCTTACATAAGAATCCGAGTGTTGAAATTACATATGGTGCGGATAATACCGGAAATTTATATAATCTGGAAAATCACGCGATATTCAAGCAAATTCTAGCAAAGAAAAGCAGCGGTGGAAAGGCTCATCTATATACAGCCGACGGTGGTTTTGATTTCACAAATGATTTTAATAATCAAGAAGAGAACGTAATCCAGTTGCTTCTAGCAGAAATCCTTCTCGGTCTCTCAGTGCTAGAAAATGGCGGCGTTCTAATTATTAAGTTTTTTGATACAGTTCTTCAGCCCACATTGGAAATGCTTTATATTACAACACGGCATTTTCGCGAATGGACAATTACTAAACCGAAGACAAGTCGTGCTGCTAATTCTGAACGCTATTTGGTGTGCCGCGGATATCTCGGCCCCCAAGAGGATTCACTGCGTGTTTTCTCTAGAGCATTACAGAAGAAGGAGGGAAACAATATTCTATCTTTTCTAAATGCGGATATGCATAAAGAAAAGGAATATCAGGATTTTGAACGGGAAATCATATATTTTCAAGAATTGTTTTCGGTTTGTCAGATTGAAGCCATTAAGCGGACGCTTACAATAATAGAAACTAAAACAAATGTGATACTAAAAGAACAAATCAGCGAAAATGTGACCCGGTCGACTGAATGGTGTAACCAACATGGTATTGAAATTAACGAGTTCTACAAAGAAAATTCTCCTGAAACAATACTGGATATTTTATCAACTGAACTTCTTACTACAGGGTCATTAATTTTAGGAACAAATGAATCAAGAAGGTCTACTGCACCACCTTTCCCTTTACGAAAGTATCCACAAGAACAGTTCCGACTTCAACGGATGCCTGATGTTGTGTCTGCTTCCCCGACTCCAGCTTCTCAAACTGTTCTATCAATTTCTGGAGAATTACTTGATCATAATCCGGCTTCAGAATCATGGCAAACAACAGAGGAAACTCGGTCTGGTAATTGGGAAACAGTCCGGCGACAACAGCGGGGCTCTTGGAAAGGAGTGCCTCCGTTACCTCTTTAACCATTAACTTGATACGGTCGGACTTAGTCATTACTACTTTCTGCAAGAAACAAAAAGGAAAATCTAACCACATAGAAGGGAATGCCGCGAAATGCAAATACTTTTCGCCGGACCTTGAAAAGAAAGGTCAGATTAGTTCAACTACGTAAATGTAGTAGAAAACAGGGTTGCGTACTATCACGCAAACAGAAGCAGCAAAAACGTAAGCAGACGCGTCGTTTTAGACAACGCGGAGGAAAACAAGGCCTTGCCGATTTTCTGCCAACAACATCATGGGGAGCATGGTCCAATCCTCCACAAGCAACACAGTTTGGCCCTTCATCTTCTGCTCCACCCGCACTAGCCAATGGTGGTATGTTTAGCGGTCCTCAGTCAACGGGTCCGTGGGCATCTACACCTTTTCCTCCGACCCAGTGGGCTCGTTCGCTAGAAGCCGCAACTGGTTCTGCTGGAGTCGGAGTATTCACGCACCAGAAACCCAATGATAATTTCGGGGCTTCATTTAGTCCTGCGTTCATAAAGTAAATTCTCCCCGTGATAAATAGAACATGTCGCTCATAAAACACGATGCTCGGGCTGCTGTGCCTTCCGAGTATAGTGATTCGGACCCTAGAAATCCTAATCAATTGACTGAACAGAGCCAGGCTAATTTAGACCAGATGACAGCTGACTCCGCCTTTGATGACGCCCCTAGAAAACGCGTCTTGAAAGAGGGATTTGAAATCATAGGTGCTTCACAAGCAAGTGTTGCTGGTATCAGTATTTTGGCTCTGATAGCTCTATTGGTGTTAGGACGTATTGGCTGGTCAAGTCATCATTAGAGAAACTTGAACCGAATTGTCCAGAGTTTCCCGCCTGAAACAGCTTGAAAGCACATTGCTTCTAACTTCTTTTCTTCAAGATACCGCTTATTATCCATCATATAAACTTCGGGCTCTGGTTCAGAGACACAGAGAAAACGAATTCCAAATGAGGCATAATAGTCTGCTAGAGTTTGAAGTTTAGCATCAGTAACCTTCTTGAGGTCCACTGGCCGTCCATACCAGGAGGCCAAAGCATGTGTCATGAACATTAAAAAGAATTCATACATTCCTTGCTCGTCCTCAGCATCTAGCTCTAAATCAATTGACTTAGGGGGCTTTGGCTCAGCACTGAGAATTTTCTCAAAGAACTCTGTGCTGTTATCTCTTTCGCCATTAGCAGACATTTATGGTATTGTTATTTGCTACGATTTCTTTTACAAATTCAATACGCTTTCCTTGCTGGATGGCCCAGTCCGTTAGAATACGCATGTTCTCAATCTGCTCATGGACTGTCTTAACACCATTGATACGCATAAAATCTCGGATTTTCTTGTCTTGATTGATGACTTGTAGAGTATCTGTCGCAGTAATTTCCCGAAGAGCAGTTTCTCTATAGTTCCTCCCAGTTAGAGGTGTATGGAGAATCGGCGTCTTTGTGGTAATCTGCCAGCGTTCTTTATCTTCATCTGAAATCAAATCTTCTAGATAACGAGGTCTTTCCCAAGTGATTTCCATAGAACATTCTGTCGTTAAATGACCTTTCATACAGCATTTCAAGCATTTTACACTCATACGAAAAGGACAATTCTCTGTCGTATGATTTGCCTGTTTTGCTGTAAATGAAGGAATATGAATACGACAGAAATTACACGTGCGTTTATCGGACATTGTCTGCACTGGGGCATACTAGCATATGGAATTTCAAATTTATTTTATGTGTTAGCATAAAATTGTCTGAATTTATGTGTTCACATAAATTTGACAGAGTGTTTAAGCCCTCCATAAAGTAAAATGTCCACCCTGAAGAAGAATTTGATTCGTGCGGCACTTAATGGTATTGTGTACTGGGTAGATAATAACAATGGAGATTGCTATACGTATAATGTTCCGCCAGAAACGCCTACTCTGATTGGCAAGGCAATTAAGGACCCTTTTGACCCCAAGACACTTCATATTCAGTTGCTCCCAAATTATAAGGAAATTATGGCACAGAAGCTGCTAGCAGAGCCGCAGGCAATATAAAATTGATTATTAGCCGGTTACCAGGATAAAGCACAATGGAAGCACCACCTATTTCTGCTGGAATCACAACATGGACAGCTCAGATTCTAGCACATCGCCGTCTTGAAATTCTTCAAAAGTTGGCACAGATATTTCCTGCTGCAACAGAACAACTTCGCAAGCAAGAGACAAAGTATACAGTTCAGCCTATCGGTTTCGCCCCTTTAGATTTGCCAGATAATCTTGATAACTCTTGAAGTATCGGGGTTTGGTTGTTGACCCTTGAAGTGTGGATGTATATATGTAGGTGGTCAAATCTCGGGTCGCAATTATTTTTTCAGCCGCTGTCTGAAAAAGCGCATCATTTGGTAAGTTTGTAAATGTACTCGGATAAATATGCTGAGCACAGGGCATCACCTAACTGATGTAGAAAAATTAATATAGGGATATCTTGCTATATGAAGTTGCTGTCCTCGTGTAAATCGGTTTTTCTCTTCAGCAGTTCGGAACTGATAAAAAAGAGGGTCGTTTATACCCGAACTGTATTGTGTTGTACCTAGACCAATACTAGTACTTACTGCAATATTACAGACTTGAATCTGCTCAAAAGTATTCCATACAGAACGAAGATCACTGATTTGTGCCTGGGATTGAAAGTAAAAACCACTCAGGTCAAAGGTTGTAAATTTTGGAGGTGACAATGCTAGAAAATTCGTACTCCAGTAGCCGGACATATCTCTTCCTACAGTTAGATACAGAATGGCAGGAACAGAAACGCGATTTTATATGTTGTTATCATACTGGGCTTTTATAGCCTCTTTATTATACCCGCTTCACGGTATCTCAACCTTTCCATTGATTCTGCTTTGTACAATTGGTTGTCTTGAAATCATTCTGAATCCCAACAATCAATTGTTCTCAAAAAATGTGGTTATCTTACTTGTACATCTTTTGCCATTCGCATGGATACCATTTGACACATCGCGAAATGCCTTGAATTTTGCAGCAGCAATTATATTCTTGTATGTGCTTTTTATACTATTCTTGAAAAAGACACCGATAGAGATTTATACAAAAGTTTTACAAGAAAAACAAGTTGACACAAAGGAATTCATTTGCGAACGGTTTGGTTTTTGTGGAGATGCTTTTTTTAGTTAGAAATCCGCATCTAAGACAGGCCAAGATGCTTGACACTCTTCGTCACCTTCGTTCCTCAGAAGTCAGCGTCCGAGCAAGCCCTAAAGGGCGCGAGGAAGGTGGATTTCTCTAGAAATCCGCATCTATACTCTCCGCTTGACACTCTTCGTCGCTATTCGCTCCTCAGAAGTCAGCGTCGAGACCAAACGACTGCTCCTCCACCGTCTTCCCCACACCCGACAAGGCATAATTCGTAACGCGTTTCTCAAAGAAGTTATCCTTCCCCTCCAGCGAAATACGCTCCATAAAAGGGAAAGGATTGGCTGCGTTATAGAACTTCGGATAGCCCGTCTGTACGAGCAGACGGTCCGCAACAAACTCGATGTACTGCGACATCTGCTTGGCGTTCATGCCGACCAAAGCACACGGCAACGCCTCCGTGATAAACTCCTTCTCAATCTTAACAGCCTCCTTGACCAGCCGGTAGGCCTTCGTCTTGTTCAACTTCTCCGGCTGCATCCCGTACAGTAAGCAGGCGAAATCCGTGTGCAGTCCCTCATCGCGAGAAATGAACTCATTGCTGGTTGTCAGTCCAGGCATAACACCACGCTGCTTGAGCCAGAAGATAGAGCAGAAAGCCCCCGAAAAGAAGATACCTTCAACGATGGCAAATGCTAGAAGCCGAGTAGGAAAGTCAGCATCCGCGTTATCAATCCACTGCAAGGCCCAAGCAGCCTTCTTCTGGACACACGGAACACGGGTAATAGCTCCCAGCATATTCCGCTTCTCCTCCCGGTCCTTGATGTACGTATCAATCAGCAGCGAATACATAACTGAATGAACACCCTCCATCATGTTCTGGACACCGTAAAACAACTTGGCCTCCGTGTACGGTACTTCACGCATAAAACGCATGGCCAAATTCTCCATAACAATTCCATCCGAACCCGCAAAGAAACCGAGGACGCGATTAATAAAGAAACGCTCGTTTGCCGAGAGTTTGTTCTGATAATCATCTACATCCTTGGCCAGTGAGACCTCTTCCGGAATCCAAAAGACACTCAAGTGCTTCTGGTACATCTGGTACAAACCCGGCTGTCTAATCGGAAAGACAACAAAACGGTCCGCCTCCTCGTCGGTTAGGGGCGGCTTAGAATCAATGGCGGCGATACCCTTTGTGGCATATGCCTCCTCTTCATTCGCAATACTGGATTTCTTCTCCCGCGGCTGTGAAACCGGCTTCTGCACATTTTCAACATTACTCAACGGAATCTCGGTCAAATTGGCTACACTTGAAGTTTCCATGTTGACCCTGCTCGTATTCATTGGGGCGAAAATATCCAGGATTGCCAGAATCTAGGATGCGTTTAAGCCTCAAATTTTTTTATTTCCTTAAGATTAGTTTTCGGGGCTAGAGAGCGTTTGGCACTAAAATTGAAATACTCTGCGAATAGCAGTGAATATAATGGAATACGGACTTTCACTCAATTCGGATGTTATGCATCTTATTCTTGGCTATCTAGACCCGGTTGATTGTGCGAAAATGGCCAAGGTTAATCATGGATGGCGAAAATTTGTCTACAGAGCACAAATTTGGAATCGCTTTAATTGGCGTGCAACAACTGATTATAAAGTTCTCGGCCTAACCGATAAGAGTGTACATTGTGGTGTAAAACGCCGCGATTGTTTCTGGAATTGGGCCTCCCGGAATTATAAATTTCGTGATGGAGGTGTTCTACCAGTTCACGCTATATGGCGTAGTTGGCTCAAGCAGGGTCGTCCCTGTTTATCCCTCTATCATCATATCCCTGAGACGTGTTTTCTGTATAGTCTTACTGAGATGGAAAAGGTACATTTTCTTAAACATCATGTAG